AGGCAATGTCAGAGATTGTTATGCCTCTTCTCGGTAGTTTGTATAGGACGCAGAACCAAGAATATGTCCACTGGCCTAACCGTGGTCCTATCATCAAACAGCAAATGGAAAAGGTTGAAGCGATCCTAGACGGGTCTTATTTTGAAAAGGAATAGTATGTCTGATTATTTTAAAAGTTTAGCGAAGGCAATGAACGATGAAAACACTCATCTATTGGCTGATGGCGGTAATTCTGCTGAGTTTAGCGGGTGGATTGATACTGGTAGCTACATTCTCAATGCTCTTGTATCTGGCAGTTTATATGGCGGTGTACCCAATAATAAGGTTGTGGCACTGGCTGGGGAACAAGCTACTGGGAAAACATTCTTCGCACTAGGAATGGTGAAAAACTTTTTAGAACAGAATCCTGATGCTGGCACTATCTACTATGATACCGAAGCAGCCGTCACTAAAGATATGATGGAGACACGAGGTATTGATACCAATCGTCTTATCGTATCTGAGCCACAAACCATTCAGCAACTTCGTCATCACGGTTTACAGGTTCTTGATCGATATATTGAGGGCAAAGAAAAACCACCTATGATGATGGTGCTTGACTCGCTGGGTCAGTTATCCACCACCAAAGAGATGGAGGATAGCACAGAGGGTAAAGAAACTCGTGACATGACCAAAGCACAGGTTATCAAAGCGACCTTCCGCACACTTGGTCTGAAACTGGCTAAAGCACAAGTGCCTATGATTATCACCAATCACACCTATGATGTTGTCGGTGCTTATATGCCTACGAAAGAAATGTCTGGTGGGTCTGGTTTGAAATATACAGCATCCACTATTTTGTTTTTAAGCAAAAAGCGTGACAAAGATGTTGATAAGGACGAAGGAAATCTCATCAAGGTCCAGGCTAAGAAGTCTCGATTTACCAAAGAGAATAAAATTGTAGAGGTGCGTCTATCATACACGCATGGTCTTGACCGCTACTATGGTTTGCTTGACCTTGCTGTTGACCACAATATCATCAAGAAAGTCTCCACACGATTTGAGATGCCTGATGGTTCGAAGCACTTCGGTAAAGCAATCAACAACGACCCTCAAAAGTATTTCACTGATGATATCATGGAGCGTCTAGAGAAAGCAGCAGCAGAAGAATACAAGTATGGTGTGGGTGACGATTATGTAGATGATGCTGTTGAAGAACTAGAACCGGAGTTGTTGAATGAGTAAGATTGATCTAGAACGGTTCTCAGAATTCAACAATGCGTATGAGTTTGTCGAGGAACTTTACAAAGAAGACTCGACCATTCCTATTCGCTTGACAACTGAGAAGTATTATGGTACTATCATCAGATACGATAAGATCCATATGACAGAAACCTATGATGATGCGGATCAAGCAACACTGAAATTTGAGTTTGTTTTCATTGAAAATCCACTCAACCTTTCTGATGATGACCCTCTGTTCAACAATCATCTGGGTGACTTACTAGTTAATATTATTATTCATACATTGAATGGGAAAGAAGATGAGAATAGAAACGACGATTCTGAGCAATCTGATTCACAACGAGGATTACAGTCGCAAGGTTCTGCCGTTTCTTAACAAAGAGTTCTTCCACGATGAGGTCGAGAAGACACTATACCTCACCATTGATTCCCATGTAGAAAAATACAACACACTACCAACCAAAGAAGTACTTGGCATCACCCTTAATGAAGACAGTCTCAATGAGCAGGTCTTTGAAGGGTGTGTCGAGTATCTTTCCAATCTCGAAAAGAGCGACACTGATGAAGAGTGGTTGCTAGATAAAACAGAAGAGTTCTGTCAAGAGAAGGCTGTATATAATGCTATTATGGAATCTATCGGTATCATCGATGGTCGTGACAAAGAAAAAACTAAGGGTGCTATACCTGAGATTCTATCGAAGGCGTTATCGGTCAGTTTTGATTCATCAATCGGTCATGACTGGATTGAAGACTTCCAAGCACGGTATGAGTTCTATCACAAGGTCGAAGAGCGTATTCCGTTTGATCTGGAATATCTGAATGCCATTACCAAGGGTGGTCTACCATCAAAGACACTGACTTGTATTCTTGCTGGTACTGGTGTTGGTAAGTCGCTTGCCATGTGCCACTTTGCTGCTAACAATCTGATGGACAACAAGAAGGTTCTGTATATCACTATGGAGATGGCAGAAGAGCGTATCTCTGAGCGTATCGATGCTAACCTACTTGATTGTAGCCTAGATGACTTGAAAGACTTGCCATTCAAAATGTATGAGAAGAAGGTCGAGCGTATCCGTAGTAAGACCGAGGGTAAACTTATCGTCAAAGAATACCCTACCGCCTCTGCTGGTGCTGGTCACTTTCGACACCTACTAAATGAACTTCGTTTGAAAAGAAACTTTGTACCAGACATCATCTATATCGACTATCTAAACATCTGTGCGTCCAGTCGTATGAAGTATGGGTCAAATGTGAATACATATATGATGATTAAATCTATCGCTGAAGAACTGCGGGGTCTTGCTGTTGAGAAGAATGTGCCTATCGTGACTGCTACACAAACTACTCGTGGTGGTTTCACTAACTCTGACCCAGGGCTTGAAGATACTTCTGAGTCGTTTGGTCTGCCTGCTACAACTGACTTGATGTTTGCCCTGGTATCCAGTGAGGAACTAGAAGCACTCAATCAAATTATGGTGAAGCAGTTGAAGAATCGCTTCAACGATCCGACAAGCAATAAAAGGTTTGTCGTTGGGGTTGATAGAGGCAAGATGCGGTTGTATGATGTAGAGCAGTCTGCACAAGACGAACTGGTAAACGATAATCCAGTTATGGACAATGCGGTATTCGGTAGTCGTCGTAATGATGAGGACAGTCAAGGAGAATTTAGTCAGAGAAAATTTGACAAAAGAACATTCAAGGATTTACGATAATGTATGAGTACAAAGCAACAATTTTAAGAGTCGTTGATGGTGACACCGTTGATGTCGATATCGATTTAGGTTTCGGAGTGTGGTTGAGAAAAGAGCGTGTTCGTATCATGGGTATTGATACGCCTGAGTCTCGCACTCGTGATAAAGAAGAAAAACGATTTGGTCTTGCCGCTAAGAATCGTTTGAAAGAACTTTTACCCGTAGCGTCTATTGCCATTCTAAAGACACAAATTGATAGAGATGGTGAAGATGCCAAGGGTAAATTTGGTCGTATCCTCGGTAACTTCTTACCTGGGGATAGTCCTATCACGCCATGCTCTACTATGGTTACCGAAATCTTAATCAGGGAAGGACACGCAGTTGCCTATCACGGACAAAACAAGGACGACGTTGCAAAGGCTCATCTTAAAAATAGAGAGAGACTTATCGCTGAAGGAAAGGTTTAGCATGTATACATTCTTGGAAGAGGGTGGACTATATAAGATTCGTGAGGGTGATCAGGTTATTGCCACATTTGATGAGGTGAATAAATCAAAAGAGATTTTTTTCAATCTGAAGCGTGGTGGTGGGTTTGATGGTGAGACACCAAATTATTTTGGAACTGTGCATTTTTCTATTGACAAATGATTCAAAATTTCATATAATGAGTTATAAATCAGTGAGGAGTCTATGGTATGGATAAAACTATTTCATTAGAGCGTTGTGTTAAGATTATCGACGACGAAATCTATAATGAGGTGCAGGAAACTATTGACGACTATCGTACATCGACACGTCGTCCTGTGGCACTTCAAAAAGGTGAGATTACCTTTGAGGCATATCTCAAATCATTTGAAACAGATGGGGGGCAGAAAACGCAAACAGTCACTAAGTTTCTTCAATATTGGTTTGCTGAAGCACTATCAATCATCATCAATCGTCATAACTTACCGATTGTTGATGGTTGTGGTTCTGGAGAGGATTATGCTTACGTTGGTAACTCCTTTAAGAATAAAGAAATTACTGAGCAAATGCCAATTGAGTACAAGTCCTCTGGTGGTCAGGATGGATCATCAGCATGTCTTGGTAACTTAGGTGTTAATGTCAAATGTGAATTAACTCTTATTACCCGTTACAAACTCGAAGGTAATCGTATCAGTGAGCGTCAAACTGTCACCATTGATGAATCTGCTAACAAGTGGAAAGATTATAACAAAGCAAAGTTTGACCCTGAGACTGGTGAGTCTAAATCTTCTAACTATAGCTCATTAAGGTGCAAGAATAGTGACTTTGAAGACATTGTGTGCTATTCTGGTGAAGTAAAGAAGAATTCTATCTGGGTCAAATTCATCAAAGAAGAGATCAATGCCAATGCTTTCTATTAACACTATATATCCCGTGAGTTGTATCGATGGGATGCAGCAAATGGACGAAGAGAGTGTTGACCTAGTTATCACCTCCCCACCATATGATGACCTACGTACTTACAATGACTCCAGTAAATGGGATCACAATGTATTCATGCAGGTTGCGGATAGCATCACTAGAGTATTAAAACCCGGTGGTGTTATTATGTGGAATGTTAATGATGCCACAGTCAAAGGTAGTGAAACAGGCAGCAGTTTCCGTCAATGTTTATACTTTATGGATGCATGTGGTATGAGACTACATGACACCATGCTATATGAGAAGACAGGCACTGCCTTTGCATCTGGTCCTAAGAGTGTGAGATATACTCAAATCTTTGAGTATTGTTTTATATTGTCCAAGGGTAAACCTAAGACAATTAACCTCATCCAAGACAAGAAGAATACATGGGCAGGTTATACCAGTTTTGGCAATGCTAAGACTCGTAAACAAGATGGCACAATGCATGACCCAGGCAAGAAAAGTAAAGTCATTAGAGAATATGGCGTAAGGACTAACATTTGGAAGATTAAAAACTCTGGGGGATTTGGTCAATCCTCTAAAGAATCATATAAACATCCTGCTACTATGCCTGAAGAGTTAGCACGAGGTCACATTCAATCTTGGTCTAATCCTGGTGATATTGTCCTAGACCCTTTTATGGGTAGTGGCACAACAGCACAAGTTGCTATTGAAGAAGGCAGACAGTTTATTGGATTCGAAATTGACCCAGAATATTTTGAGATGGCAACTAAGCGGGTATCTAATCCTGATGAAATCTTGAAGTCATATGAAATTCGTAAAAATAAACCAGTTGAGGAAATGGATGTAGATAAATTTAGAAGCCAACAACAAACTAAAGGTATGGATGAAAATACTGAAAAATATTCTGATTTGAAAGAATTTTTGGCTTGACATTCGATATCAGATATGTGATAATAAATCATAACCTGATGAGAGAGTGACATGGAAATCAACGTCTACAATGCTTCTGCCAAACTTGAGAATTATGTCTTCAATGCCGTTGAGTTTGCGATGGTAAAGTTTTTCAACCTTGATGAATTAGAAGATATCTCAGTAGACGTTGATTTTACTGACCTTGATGTTGAAGGTCACTGCATCGATGGTGGTGATGGTGACTTCTCCATTGAGGTGCAAAAAGGCTTGCCCATGCGGGAGAAGATGATTGTCTTGATGCATGAGCTGGTCCATATGAAACAGCACATTGCTGGTGAGCTTGACTTTGGTGGTTTGATTATCGATAACGATGGTCTGAAGTGTAAGATGACTACCTGGATGGGTGAAGAGTTTGATGAGGACGGTACGGACTATTTTGATCGACCTTGGGAGATTGAAGCGTTTGGTCGGCAGTTAGGTCTATTCATTCGGTGGGTTGAGGACATTGGTGAAGGTCACCATAAGAAATGGCAAGTTTGATATATAATGTAGGAGATGAAAATGGGAACAACCGACAAAGTTATTCAAGCAATTTCGAAGTCACGCCGGAGTGGTGGGGATGACTTCGATATCGTGGAGCGAGCATCAATCGACTCCATGGTTCCTCGCATTCTAGTCAGGTCGATTTATAATCGGCTCAGGCGAGAGGAACAACAACGAAAAGCATCTTAATCCCCGACCAGATGCTTGGGTGTGCCGACTGAAGAAATTTGGTCGGCACTTTTTTTTCGTTTTTTTGTTTATTCAACTATAAGTATGTAGACAAACCCTCAGAAATGTATATAATGAGTATCTAAGTTGATGAGAGAGAGGTTTCAAATGATTGAAGTTGGTATGAAAGTTGTCGGTAATTGGGGTGCGATGCACGCTTATTCCTACGGTGTAGTCACTGATGTCTACCATTATAATGGTGAGGACAAGGTTGTTGTTGACTTTGATGATTTAGACGGTGAGTCTTTGTTTGATGAGAGTGAGTTTATATCTGCTGCCAATATCGGTGGTATTGGTGTTTATATTGATGATGAAGGGATGGTGTACTAATGACTATGATTGGTAACCCGATGAAAGAGTTGGTCAGCAAAGAGTTTGCTGAGATGCGGGCAGCACGGATTGCTGACACAGCCACGACATATGTTGTCTGGATGGAGTTAATTGAAAGTGGTAACATGGTGGAGTTGGATGCTGAAAGCAAAGAACACGCTCTGACTTTGATTGACCATTTCGTTGATGTTGGGATCTACAACACTGCCAGCTATCGGAAGGTCAAGAGTGATGGCACTCTGGGTCGGTGTGAAGAGATTATTATCGGGACTTTGACTATATGGATGGAGATGTTTAATGGGTGGAATTATTGCGTTTGTGATGGGTTGTGGTGCAACCTATATGGTAATGACCAATCCTGAGATTGCTCATTATGTTGGTGACATGCTGTCGATGGTCGGTAGCACTTTGAAAGGTAAGTAAAATGGAAAAATCAGAATTAGAAAAACACCTCAAAGATCTTGAGCAGGAGATGTACATTCTTCAGATGTCAGATGACTACTGCTATACCAATGGTAAGTATACAGTTTTGAATGATAAAATCAAAGAAGCAAGGAAGAAATTGAATGACTAAATACATTGTGAAGCCTAACTATAATGGCACTGGCAAACGCACCTTTGATAATCCAAAGGATGCAATCAACTACTATCAAGACCATTGTGTCAAGAATGTCTATAACTATACCAAGATGATTGGTAGCGTTGATGAAAAACTTGAGGAAATGGAATGGATTGGGAAACTGGAGGTCGTGAATGATTGAGACATGCTCTGAGATTATGGCACACGCTTATAATCTCAACATGATTACAGCACGGGACGGCAATGTCTCAGTACGGTGGGAGTCACAACCATATTGGTTTATCACTCCTGCCAATGTGCGTAAGCAGCACCTACAACCAGCAATGTGGAAAAAGATTTCTGTGGAGCG